ATGTATTTTATGAAAAACCTCAAGGCATACAAAACGTACCTATTGAGCAAGACCTACAAAATGTAGGACTACAAAATGTAGGACTACAAAATGTAGGACTACAAAACGTAGGTTCTTATATAAATACTAATAAACAAAGTACTAATAAACAAAATACTAAAGAATTAAATACTAATAAAGAAAAAACTATAAAAAAAGAAAGTGTTGATTCCGTTATCCACAATTACACAAACATCGAAGAACTGGTTAGTGCTTTATTGGATTTTAAAGAAATGCGTAAAGCAATGAAAAAACCGCTAACTCCAAGTGCAATGAAACAATGCTTAAAAAAATTAGATGGGTTAGAGGAAGAGTCCAAGGTCAAAGTAGTGCTTCAATCGGTAGAACATGGATGGCTGACATTTTATGAATCGAAAGACGCAAAGTCGTTTACTAAAAACGGAACAACAGTTCCGCAATGGTACACAAAAACCGAACAACATGTAGCTAGTGATGAATTGAAAGATGAAGTAGAAGATATGCTTAGAAATCTAGGAGGTTAAAAGCATGACATTACAAGATTTATTGCCATATATGGATTATCACACGGTAAGCATTTATGCAGATACAAAAAAAGGGAGAATTTTTATTGGAGATATTTATTTGAAAGATTATGAAATGTTTGTCAATGAAAAACTTTTACAGAGTGAAGTTGTTGCGATTTTTGATGGAGAAATTACAATTGATGCTAAATGAATAGTCCAAGGTCAAAGTGGTTTAGATACAGCAACCCCTTTGGATATCGAAAAACTAAAGTGTGCTATGGTAAATATCAAAGTGTTGTGTAAAGCGTCAAAGTACTATAGCAAGAAAAGCGATAAGGATATCGCAATGATGTATATAAAAACGAATCAATTAAAGATATTCTAGCAAATTGTGAGGTAATAAAATAATGCGTAAAGCTAGATTAATTTATTTAACTGAGGAGAAAGAAAATGAACGCTAGAGAAATGTTTGGCGCTTTAGGTTATGAATGTAGTAAATCGGATATCAAGATTGAATATTCATGGGGTGTTGAAAACATTGTGTTTTGGGTAAATGAACATGAATTTTTCGCTAGGGATTGTGTTTGTGATACTAAATGTATTACTGTTGATGAATTCAAAGCAATTCAACAACAAATGAAAGAATTGGGGTGGATTTAAGGAACTGTATGAAAAATTGTGATATAGAAGTGGATATGACATACACACAAGCTTTTGAAAAGATAAAAATGCTTTTAAAAGAAAAGTGCATGGATACGATGTTTTTTGGAAATGGAACATACTGTGCTATCGGACTAGTGGAAAAGGCTTGTATGATGGCAGACGAAAGGAATAAAGATGAAAGCAATTAAAGACGTGGCTTTAGTGGTATTGATTTTAGCAAGTTGTTATATGTGTCATGAATGGGCTTGGCAATATGGGCTATTGATGATACCAGGTTTCTTGTTTTTTGAATAGACATATGATTAGTATTAATTTAATTTATATGGTTGTAATTGGCTTTATAATCGTTTTCACGATTATTTACTTAATATTTGATAAAGTATGCTATAAAACAACATATATGGAAACCGAAGAACATGCTAGAAACGCACGAATTAGGCAAGAAAGAATTAGCCGAAAGCAAAGTAAGGAAGTAGAAAATGACGAATGGATTTAATGAATTAGTCGAATCATTAGAATGGTTAAAAACCATGGCACTTAGATACTCGGAAAGCAGAATGTTTGAGCATCAAGTAAAAACAGAACAAGCTTATAAAATATTAAAAGATTTTGTAGAAAAGGTAGGAAAAGAAAATGTTAAATAGCGTATGTTTGATTGGAAGACTTACAAAAGATTTAGAACTTAGACAAACACAAAGCGGTAATTGTTATGTAGGATTTACACTAGCTGTTAGACGTAATTTTGTAAAAGATGGACAACCCGAATCTGATTTTATTAATTGTGTGGCTTGGGGAAAAACAGCGGAAACAATGTGTAATTACTTGTTCAAAGGTTCATTGATTGGGGTTGATGGACGTATTCAAACAAGAAATTATGACAATCAACAAGGACAACGTATCTATGTGACAGAAGTAAACGTACAAAATTTTCACTTTTTAGAAAGTAAAGGTACACATCAAGAGTATCAAAATACGGAACAGCCACAAAAACAGGAATATCAAGGTACACAACAAGCGACAACAAAGTATGATGGAGTACGAACATTTGGCAGAGAAGAATATAACGAACCTATAGATATCAAAGATAGCGACTTACCCTTTTAAAAATATTTTCGGAAATGTATATGTGGTCAAGAATTGAATATGAAAGCTTAAAACGTGGGGATGTTGTACACACAAAATTGTTCCACTCGGACGTTGATAAAAGGACGTTTGAGTGCGAACTTGTGCGTAAAGTTAAAGACAATTGGATTGTAGTAGAATTAAAAGGATTCAGAAACGAATTTTTAATGTCTAGGTTTGAGTACCAAGAGTGTAAAATTGATGATTATTATTTTAAACGTAGAATTGAAGAGCAACAGACGTATATAGACTATTATACAAAATGTTTGAAAAAGCATTTAGATGCAAGAACGGAGTTAGAAAGCAAACACTTATGGATGAAAAATGTAGAAGCGAACTTACAGAAAAAATCTTAGATAAAATCAAGTGTATCGTAGATAATTCAGACCAAGAAGAACAGAAACTGAAATTTTTCGAGGAATGCGGAGAACTTTTTGTGGAATTAACACACGATACAACATATGATAAATTGTTGGATGAATTCAGCGATTTGATGGTCATGTATATCCAAATGGTGATGTACAAAGGCATTAAAGCAGATGATATTTTAAAACGCATGAATTTTAAAGCTGATAGACAAGTCATTAGGTTGATTAAAGCTGGAAAAATTGAAAGCGATGAGGGATGGTTTTAAAAATGGATATTGTGAGTTTTATTTTAGGTGTTTTTGTGATGTATCTAGTACAAAAAGTGTATGCTTTATATAAAATATACAAATTAAACATTGCTTTAAATATGGCTGGAATTGATTTAAAAGACTTGGCTAGATATGCAAACGAAAAAGCAAATTATAATGTTATTAATATGAATGATAAGGAAGATGATTAATGAAAATTGAAGACGGATTTGATAGCAGAAGAAGACGATTCAAAGCAAAATGGGAATGTAAGTGCAAAAATGTAGAGTTTAAAACAGCAGACCCAAGCGATAAAAAGCTTTATGATTTTGTGCAAAATCGGAAATATGAAAAACTGGGATATACATCATTTCAAAACTATGTAAAAAAGAAAATTGAAGAAGATTTGAAAAAGGTGTAATATATAAAGTGCATATATAGGATTAAAAATATGACAAAAGAAGTGAAGACCCCATTATGCCAACGCCAAGCCAATTTAAAGTATAGTAAGAAAAACCGAATCAATAAAAGTTTGACCTTAAACAAAAAGTATGACATGGATATTATACATTGGCTTGATAGTATGGATAATTCTACAGGTTATCTAAAAAAGCTTATAAGAAAGGATATAAAAAAGCATGGAGTATAAAACAACAGAAGCGCAAAGACGTGCTAGAAATAAATACAATAAAAAAATGATACGTAATATTACGGTAAGTTTAAACCGCAAAACAGATGATGATATTATAGTTTTTTTGGAAACTAAAGAAAACATAGGTGGATACATAAAAAGCTTGGTAAGAAAAGATATGGATAAAGCTAAAAAATAAGGCTTTATCCTTTTTTTAAAAATATACATTTAACGTTGACTTCATGCACGCATAGAGTATAATAATAAGTGTAAATAGAAAGAGAGGTAAAAGAAGATGAAAACAGCAAAGGAGATAAGTAGCGAATGGCCGGAGTACGACAAAATGATAGCTTTAAGTCAATTGACGAATTACGGAGTGATATATCTTGATGAATATAATTTACCAATTGATGATGAATACTTATTGGAAGAACTTGTGAAAGGAGAAAAAAATGAATAAAGAACAGAAAGACGTAACAAGTCGATATTTAAGTATGATAGATGGATTCTCTTGTGATTTTAGGTGTGCGCTTGAAAAAGGTTCTACATATAACTTAGCTACTTTAGATGCGCTAATTGCAGCTGAAGACGTAGATTTGATTGAAGATATTCATAAATTATGTGAATTAGCTTTCAATCTAAGACATGGCAAATGCAAAATTATAGAGATTTAGTATAGTTGTTAGGTAAATGATTGAGTATAACATCATTCAGATGGTTAAGGATAGGTAACAAATAATGGAAAAAGAACTTGTATTGAATACCATAGCTAATTACATCAATTACTATGATACGTTAGAAAATGAATGTAAAAACAATACGGAGTACACACTCAAAGATTTAGTTGATGATATAAGGGAGCTGATAAACCAATAAAAAAAGATGGAAGCAAAAAATGTAAAGAAAGTAGACATAATGTCTGAAGGTAAAGTACTTCCATCTTTAAGCATTATAAGGCACTTTCTTGTATATGTAAATGGGAAGTTAATTGATTAAGCGGTGGTGTTAATGCTGCCGCTTTTTTAATGCCCCTACAGGCTCAATAGCTCCCCTACAATCGCAATAGCCCCCTTGGAACGCAATAGCCCCCTACAATCGCAATAGAGTAGCCCCTTTGAACGCAATAGGAAAACTTAAGTAAATGCCTAGGAACTGTTATTTAAGTGTAACAAGCCACGCATACTATGTAGTAGCTGTATGTATATAGGCTTGTTTGATAAAAAAGTAGACTACCAAAACAAACAATAATAACAATATAAATATATATAAGATATACAAGATAGACATAATAAATAAGACTATAATACTATATAAACATAAATAACATACCTATAAGACTATAAATACAAGTATAAGTACATAAAGTAAGCAAATGTAAAAGATAAGTGGATATACGATTCCAGACGATAAAGACAAGTTTCTACAGGAACTTAATTAAACAATAATAAGAACATTGAACATCAATTAATACGCATAAACAAAGGCTTAAACACTTACATATATATAAATTAGGCATATGCACTACGTTGATAAAAAAGAAGACTGTTTATTACATAAACTATATATATCTATATATGTATATACGGATATAACTTATATACTATATATGCCACTTTTTAAGCTTGTACGAAAAGATAGCTAAAAGATATTATATTAGTGCTATTTGTGCTGAAATAACGCTAAAAACGGCTTAAAATGGCTGAAAATGACGGAAATGAACGAAAAATGAACGAAAAAAACAGTTGTACACGAAAAAAACTGTAAAAAAACGAAATAATTTTTAGTTGTACGCGAAACAAACTGTATACGGAGCGTGAACAAAGTGTCGGTTTTTCTCGGGGGTAAGACAAAAATGGAGAACAAAGTTGTTCACGGATTGTGAACAAACACCAATTTTTAGCATGTTAGAAATATATGATTACTAGCATGATAGAATCATATGATTTTTAGCATGTTAGGAGATGGCAATTATTAGCATGCGAGAATATTAGCATGCGATAAAGTAGAGAAACTTCACATGCTAGAAAATGACAATTCTTAACATGATAGAAAATAAGGAATGTTAGCATGCTAAAGAATAAAGAATACTATCATGCTAAAAATGGTGAAAATATCACAAGTGAATCGCTTGTATATATACTATAAGGAAGAAAAAGAAAAAGAAAAAAAGTAAGCATTTATTGTTGACAAAAAATATTCAATGAGTATAATAATAAGTGTAAAGAGGTTAGCCAAAAAGAATTGGCTGGAGGTTATAGACATGAAACAAATTAAACTTTCGAAATCAGAATTGGAACGCTTGATTAAGTATTATTCGAGTTGCCGGCCTACTTCGGTTGATAAACTTGTTGAAACGTGCAAAGACTTGGACAAAACAAGTAATGACGACTTGCGTTTAATTTATAACGCATTCTGTAAATATTTGCGTGCGAACGAACTGTGCATTTATCCGATGAGAAGATTTCATTTGTTAACGTTTGTCGATAATATTGAGTTTAAACGTCTCACCGAAAATGTGGATTTAGACGATGTGTATTTTGCGCTTAATTTATCTGGATTTGTCGGGTATCAGTCATTTAATGATTTGCACTCATTTTTGAAGTATCGAATTCCATTAAATTTAAATCAAATTAATAATATGCTCGAATTCACGTTTGAAGATGATGAAGAAGGTGAAGAAGGTGAAGAACATGAGTAAGTTAGTGGAAACATTATTGAACTATTATTGCGAACACGATGACGACTTTAATCATGATATCGAGGAGCTTGATGATTGGAAAGGATGTCTCGGAGATGGTCGTATCGAGCCGATGTATATGCTTGATGAGTTTTACAAAAATAAAGATTCTACCGAAATTCTGAGAAATGCGTTTTTCGAATATGATAACGCTTATTCCAAATCAGAACAGAGAGAAACGTTCAACCCTAATCGTAAGTATTTCTATTTTAACGGGTATGGAAATCTTGTTAGTACTGATGAACGTGAATACAATGATTATCTTTATGTTGATTATATTCAGGATATTATTGACAACGAACATCATCTTTTTTTGAGCGATGGCGCACAAGAAATTATAGACGATTATGATGAGCTGAAAGAAATGGAGTAAAAAAATGAGTAGGGTTGGATATCGGTTAGCTATGATTTACTTAACAAGCGTAGCTATCCAGGTTTTTCAGAATATGTTAGCACATATTTGTTGACAATATGCATTGCATATGTTAGTATTATTACAGGAGGTAAAAACATATGGAAAAAGAATATTTACGCGATAATTATAAGGAATTCAGAGAATGTCGCACAGAGCGTGACTTTATCGAAATAGCGGATAATCTAAACACTAGCCGTGAATATTACTACCGCATGAGCGACGGTTGCGGAACCTTTGATGTAAACGATGTATTCGATTTAATAGTAGATAACGGTAGTTGGTGTGAGCTAAATGGGTTCATTAAAGTTGAATTGCATAATGTGTACGGAAATGTGGTTGCGTTTGAAATTCCAATTGACATTTGTTTTGAAGATTGGGACGAAGAAGAGAAATGTTTCAACTCGGAATCATATGTTATTAGTGACGTTGCCGAATGGTAATGAATAGGTTAACATATGATATCGCTGTTCCTGATTTCTTTGGCACTAAACATGATTGGATTAGTTAGTGGGCTGATTATCATTCCGATAGTGCTAATTTATGAGACTTTAAAAATAATTTTGAAAAAGTGAAAATCGCAACAGGTTTTCACTTGCCTTTATATACGCTCTCCCTCTCTACCAAACACCCACCATCTTCATACCCTACGCAACACCACAAAACCATGATATAATAAAAAACAAGGAGAGTAAAAAATGTTAAGCAAAATCAAAGAGAATAATAAAGTTTATACACGTGTAACTAATTTACCTCGAAAAGTATGGTACACAGAACACCAATACAATGGTTCCATTGGAGAATTAAACACACTAAGTAAGCCAGTATCTATCGACCCTGTTCCTGTTCCTAACGAAGATAATTGCGTTACATATGATGAATTTGGAAACAATGTAACACTTGATTATGGAAGTGCTAGACCCTGTCAATTCAACTTCTATCGTATCGAATGGGAAGAGATTGACGTTACTGATGAAGACCTACAAGAAGAATATGAAAAAGAAAAGTATTATGGTCTTGTAGAATCTACCACACGCTATGAATATGTATTCACAGACATTATCATTGCTTATGATAAAGATAAGTTTGATAATGATGTACTAGAAACAAGCAAAACCATAGAAGAAGAATACAGTGTTGAAAATATAGATGATGTTTTGAAGAAAGTATCCAAAGAAATTGAAGATACGAGAAATAGTATTATTGAAGAATATAAACAAGGAAAACTTTCTTCTGAAAGCTACAGTGCATATTTTTTTGAAATTTGGAATACTATAATGGATTCAATAGAAGAATGACCCCCCTATAGATTGAAAAAAATAAATTTATATTTATATTGGCTCGTTAGAAAAAAACGAGCCTTTGTCATTTTACAAAGTACACAAAGAACGTGATATATTAATACAAAGGGGTGGTTTTTATAACAAAGAAAAAGGAAAAGAGAAGAACTACAGTCGGGTATACATATTGCAGCAAGGAAAACGAGATTAAAATCCTTAAAGAATGGGAAAATAACGGACACGTAATGGTTAAAGCCGTTTTAAGTGTGTTCCCACATTACCAATATAATTCTGCTGTAGCTCTAGGAAATGTAATAATTAAAAAAAACAGAGAAAGAATCAAGGAATACCAAGAATCAGAAGAAGAAATGTATCAGCAGCAGATAAGCAATATCCAAGAAAGAAGATTGTGGCTAGATAGTATCCGTAAGAATGAAGATTTAAATGTTTCTGATAGAATCAATGCTTTGAAAGAATTGAATCGAATGGATGGAATCGGAAAAGAAAACAATGTATTTAATGTAACGAATGTAGAAAATCTAAGTATTGAAGATAAAACTACAGCCTTTTTGGAAAATGCTGAAAGAATGTTACTTGAATCTCATAAAAATGATAATGTCATTGAAACGGAAGTTGTAGAACATGAGTAGTCCACAAGAGCGTACATTAGCTTTATGCGAAAGTGCCACACCACACAATAAGCTTAAAACGTGGTTTAGAGGATATATTCCCGAGCATTACAAGCGATTGAATATTGATATGGACGAGGCTAGAGAACTAGCTTTAAAAGGCGTTGCCGTGGTCAATGCGAGCTTTGGTGAAATGACATATTTCACACAATCTCTTATCGTTGGTGCATGTTTGTTCAGTAAGTATAAGACAATCACAATCGTAACCACTTCACAATATGGAAAATCATGGACGATTTCCATGGTTGCTATACTTTTGGCAAAATTGCAAAAAAAGGATGTAAATATCGTGGCTGGTAAAGATGATATTACTAAAGTCATAATGAAAAATGTACTAAGCCATCTTCAAACCGCAGATGATTCAATTAAGAAATCACTTTTGGAATACAGAGATAAGATTGATAAATTGAATTCAAGTGTAACAAAAGAAAGTCTGTCGTTTGTTTCTGGTGGCTCTATCAGTAGTGGTACGTTGGGTTCTACATCCAGCGACCATAAGAAGAGTTCATCCGCTATTGGTCGTGGTGGTGTTTATATTCATGATGAGGCAAGTCTTACAAGCGATGACGCATTTGCTGAAATCGGTAGACGTGACTTCTCAAACGTAGATGGTGAAAGAGAATTGCTTGTGCAGATATCTAACCCACATCAAAAAGGTCAATTCTATGATAAATTGGTAGAAGAAAATCCGCCAAAAGACTCATTGATTATTTGGATGGATGTTAGAACAGTTCTAGAAGAAGGTCGTATTCCTAGTATAGAACGAGTGAAAGAATCTGACTTCTTTAAAAACGATTCCACATGTCAAAGATATTTCTTGTGTGAACTTGAAACAGATGGTGATACATCGATGTTCAAGAACATCCAATACAGAGATATTGATAGTCTGATGGAATTACAAGGATTTAAATGGTTTATCGGGCTTGATAGTGCTTATAAAGGTAAAGATAGTATCATTCTCACTCTTACAGGTATCAATGACATGGGTCAAGTATTGGTTGCAGACATGTATGAAATGAACAAAGGCAAAAAATGGATTGATGGTGTTACAAGTGAATACATCATAAAGTCTGTTTTAAAGGTCGTAGACCAATTTGGTGTGCGTATGGTATGTGTGGACGTTGGATATGGTGTTTGGCTTGTTGAGGGGCTTGCAAAGCACTCCTATGCCCATGGATTCCGTGTTGTCGGAATAAACTTTGGAGCAGGTACAACTCCCGACAGAAAAAAGATGAGTCATTTCTCTGCTAAGTACGGAAGTAATATGCGTGCTGAATTACATCTCGATTTACAAGAGCTTATGACTAGCAGAAAGATATGGTTTACAACACCTATTGCCAAGATTCTAGCACCACAGATGGCTGCAGTGCGTAGCATAAACAAAAGCGGTGGAAAAATTGGTATAATACCTAAGGATGAGATAAAACATATCATAAAACATTCACCCGATGAATTAGATAGTACGCTTTTATCTGTCCATGCACTTTTGTTATATATATTAAATGTAGGCAATGATTTACCTGTTTATGATAAAAATTACACAAACAAAGTAGATAATCCTAATGAAAAGGAGGATGAGGACATTGCAAAAAAGCTTTAAAACAGAGATTGCTCCAACTCCTGCCCAGATGCGAAAAATTAACCAAACAATTGGGGTATGTCGCTTTGTTTATAATCTATACATTGCAGAAAACAAAAAAGAATATAAAGAAACAAAACAATTTGTGTCTGGTATGACCTTCTCAAAATGGCTGAATAATGAGTATATTCCATCTCATCCAGAAGTCAGATGGATTAAAGAAGTAAGTTCTAAGTCTGTAAAGAAAAGCATTATGAATGGAGATGGGGCCTTTAAAAAATTTTTCAAAAAAAGGGCTGGATTCCCTAACTTTAAAAAGAAGAACAAAAGTGACGTTAAAATGTATTTTGTTAAAAATAACAAGGCGGATTGTGAATGCCAGCGTCACCGAATTAAAATTCCAACATTGGGATGGGTTAAGTTAAAAGAGAAAGGCTTTATTCCTACCACAAAAGATGGATATACCATCAGTAGTGGAACTATTTCAAAGAAAGCAGACCGTTATTATATCTCCGTGATTATTGACGTTCCTGATATTTTGAAAGCTAATATGCAAAGCGAAGGAATCGGAATCGATTTAGGAATCAAAGATTTTGCTGTTTTAAGTGATGGAAAGGTTATGAAAAACATCAACAAGACGGCAGAGGTTAGAAAAATAGAAAAGCGCCTCAAAAGGGCACAGCGTGGGCTTTCGAGGAAATACGAAAGTCTAAAGAAACGCAAAAAAGAAGAGAAAGGAGATACTACTCAACAAAATATTCAAAAACAGATATTGAAAGTTCAAAAGCTTCATCATCAATTGGATAACATCCGAACAGATTACATTGACAAGTGTGTATGGGATGTGGTGAAAACCAAGCCAGCCTATATTGTCATTGAAGATTTGAATGTATCTGGAATGATGAAGAATCGTCATCTTTCAAAAGCTGTTGCGGCACAGAAATTCTATGAATTCAGAGTCAAGCTGACAGCAAAATGTAAAGAATACGGAATTGAACTGCGCATTGTAGACCGCTTTTATCCTTCTTCCAAGACATGTCATCACTGCGGTGCTATCAAAAATGATTTAAAGCTTTCAGATAGAACCTATAAATGTACATGTGGATACGAAGCGGACAGAGATTTCAACGCAAGTTTGAATCTAAGAGATGCAAAAACCTATAAGCTAGCATAAGCACGCACTTTTAGGCGTGTACCGATGGCTAGTCGGGAATTTACGACTGTGGACTACACAACAAATTGTTAGTAGTATACGAATTTATTCATTACAAAAGCATGCAGGATGAAGCAGTAAGAAAATACCGTGAGGTTTTCAATATCTCAATATGAATATGTTTGTTCATATTTTGAGTAGCAGCAACTAATTTGAGTAGAAGAAGAAAAAAGAAGATTGCTACAAAGAAAATGTCTTATAAATACAACAAAAAACAGCACAATCCAAAGCAGATAAGTAAGGATTTTACGGACCTCGATTTGCTAGACAACTTAACAAAGTGCAAAGAGGGTTGTGGTGTAGGTTTTCCAAAGACATTTGATGATGATGTAGAACAACTAGAATGGCTGATTGCAAATCTTCCTACACTTCCATATGTAGAAAGACAATATATCAACAACTTGTTCTCTAATGGACTTACAACAGGTGATTTTGAGGATGATAAAGTACTGAAAAGCTTTATGTACAAGCAAAATGCCAAAGGAATCACCAATTACGAGACATTGCAGCAAGCTGTTATCCACGCTAAAGAATATGGAAAATGTGGTTTGCGTTGGTTATCGGATGAAGATGGTTGGATTTTGGTTCCACATGACCACTATGTATCCATTACACAAGATGATGAACAATATCTAGGATTCAAACGTACTGTAGCTTATGCAGTAAGCACGAATGAAGACGTTGCTATTAATATGACACAGTCTATTGAACTAGATAAAGCTGAATTCTTGGAAAATGGACGTTTGATTAGTACAAGCAAAGATATCGTTGTGGTCTTGCCCGAAGATTTTGTAAATCTACGTAATAAACCTATCATTGAAAATGGTGAATCTGTCTTATTGAAAGATAAACAGCGTTTAACATTGCTTGCTAGCGTTTATACACGTTTAAACTACGATATCAAATATGACGGACCTGGTCGTATCATCTTTTGGTTAAAAGACGATATATTCAACGGCGGTGCTGTAGACCTTTCATCTAGCCAATTGATTGATAATTCTATTGCTTCACAAAAAAGCAGACAAGAACAAGCAATTAATGAATTGCAAGAATTAGGAAATAAAATCAAGTACAGTACTTCTGATGAAGTAGTTCTTGCTTCAAGCATGTTCGATAAAAACATAGAACACTTGCCACGTGTTACTAAAGGTACTGAATTCTTTGATTGGTTGAATAAAGAGGGCTCTATTTTAGCTCAAAACTTTGGTATCACACCGGAACTTATTGGTCTAGGTGATGTAAGTGGTAACGTTTCAATGGAAAAAATCATTGATAACGCTATGCAAAACAATATCGTTCCCGAACGTGAAAAGATTGCAACACAATTTAGTTATTCTCTTTCTTATCATCTTGGTGTCGAGAAAGTTTTCTTTGATAAATACGAATTACAACAACAGATTGATGATTCTTCTGAACGTTTTAAAAATTCAGAATCAGTACAGTTCTTGATGAACGTAAAAGATGAAAATGGTGTTCGAGATGAAAAGTGTGTCGAAACAGCATATGCGATTTTAGATAGCATGATGCAGAAACTTGGTGCATATCAACCCGACAAGTCTTATGAAACTTCAAGAGAAAAGTACAACAGAATCAAAGAAGACGAAAAAAAGCAAGAAGATAAAGAAAAAGAAGATAAAAAATCCACAAGTAAGCTGAAAAGCGTACTTAAAAAGATGGGATTTGAATAAAAAGGAGAAAAATTATGGATTATTTAGAAGAAACTTTAAAAGCAACCGAAGCAGTGCCGTTTGCCACTATTGATGGTGAAAATGTTTATGATTTTCAAGAAGCGCAAAAACGCAACAGACGTGAATTGATTAAAGAAAAAATTCAAGGGCGCAAGGTAAAGTTTGATGAAAGACCATTGAATCCTGATGGAGTAAGTTATGCTCGTTCTCGTTCTGAAAATATTTGTGTGAATCCGGAAATCTTCACTAAAAATGTTTACCGAATCACTAAATATGGCAATAAGAAAGCACTTGAATTTGTTGTTGACTATCGAGCTATCAAAGGAAAAGACAGCAACAATGTATATCTTAAGAATATTCCGACATATATCGTTGGTAAAGTTGATGAAAATTATAAGCTTTTAGCTAAAGGTAGCGTAAGTGATGCAGAATTCGTCAACAAGTTCAATGATTCACTGTCTATTGATGATATGGTAATTATTTTAAAGGCTATTCAAGAAGACGAAAACAGCGTTAATGAACAAAAATCGTTAAAAAGTCTGTTATAAATGCGAAAATATGGACATTTTTCGTTACTAAAGCTCAATTTTTGAGTTTTTAGTATAAATATTGCCCGAAAGGGTGCAGTTATGAAAGGAGCATGAAGAAATGGCTGTAAAGACTGTAAAAAGAAGTTTTACTACGAAAGTTACGTTTTCAACACAATCGGGGTTGACACCTATCACATTAAGTGGTGCTGATGCAGAAAATTTCTATTCTGCTTGGATGAACGGACATTATGAACGCCCATTCGTGTTTGAAAAAACAGTTGACGAAGTAAAAACTACGGTTTCTGTTAAATTACAAGACGTTGTAATGGTAGAAAAAACTGATACGACAGAAACAGAAGACCAAACATTGGGTAAATGTAAAGACCCCGATAAGGAGTAATTTATGGAAGAACCTATTTACTTTGAATCGGAAAAAGAAAGATTAGCCTATTTACGTGGTAAAAACAAAAAGGTGGATGTAGTTCCAATCGAAGACAAAAAGCCAAAAGAAAAGAAAGTGAAAAAGAATGTCAAATAAAACATTTAAACTACAAAATTGCTTTGAGATGAATCAAGAAGTCGTATATCCGCAAAAAAATAAAGGATATCTGTCTTGGGTGCGTTCAACATTCCAAATCAACAAGAATTATGATGTGGAAGACTTTGACAGCGAGGCTTTGCGATATTTAAAAGCAAAAACTGTTCGTTATAGCTACAATCAACAAGCCGAAGACATGCTAAAAGCATTGGGAATTGATTATGAGATTACTATGTGTAAATCATGTGGCGGACGAACTAAAAAGTTAGTGTTTAAGATGTTCGATTTTTCAAACGGTGAATAGATGAAATTACCTACTATTTTTTCTTGGATTAACCAAGATATAGAATCACGTAAAGAGGAAAAAGAAAAGTTTGACGAAATGTTAGCTTTGTCAAACAAAAGCAAGCCTAAATGTATCTACTTAAATACTTCTGTTCAAAAAGGTGAAAAGGTACGTTTGCTTGACGAAGGTAAGAATATTGCACAAGACTTTATTATTCCAAAAGGTACTATCAAGGCTTATTATGATTCATTGCCCGATGATTATGTAGGGTATATCAATATCGGTCATTTTGATGTATGTAGTTTCCCATTAATTTTAGGATATTGGGAAAAATCAGATTTAGAAATCGTACCAACAAAAGATGGTAGAGTCGGTTTGAATTGTACACCACATTTTGACGAAAATAACCCGTTTGTACAATATCTATCAACATCAAACATTCCATTGAGTGTAAGTGTTGAAATGGAAGTCGAATATGATTGGAAGAAAACAGAAGTTATGCAAACTGCTGTCTTCTCAAAAATCTTTATAAGAGGTTTCTCGGTCGTAGGGAATCCAGCCAATGCAAGTTCTACCGATTTACATATGAGCAAAGGAGAAAATATGAGCATTTTTAGTAAATTGCTATCTTCTTATTCTGACGAAGAACAATCTAAAGAAGTAGAAGTAAAGACAGAAAAAGATGAAACTGTTGAAAACGCTTCTGAAGACGTTCAAGAAGAAAAAGCAGAAGAATCTGTTGAAGAAGAAAAAACAGAAGAATCTGTTGAAGAAGAAGTTAAAGAAGATGAAGAAAAAGTAGAAGAAAATGCAGAAGATATTGAATTATCTAAAGAGTATGAAGCTTTAGAACAATTACTCAAAGATAAAGACACTCAAATTGCTGAATTAACCAAAAAAGTAAATGAATACAGCAATAATGAAGCGAATTTGAACAGTCAATTAGAACAATTGGCGGAACAAAACAAACAATTAAATACTTCCATGAGTGAATCTTTCGAAAAATTAAATGCGTTATTAAAAAAATCTTCTGTAAGTACAGTTAAAGAAAGCAAAAAACAATCTGATGCTGTATTTGGATAAGAAAGGGGAATAGACTAAATGTTTAACTTATCACAAACAGAATTATCAAATCGTTCAATTGATATGGGAAATGTGATTCAATTGAGTAACATTGGTGAATTTGGTATTGGTAAAGATTATTCCAAAAACAAAGAAGCTAATGCATTCCAAAATATCTTCCCATTTTTCAATTGGTTAGCACAAACAAATCAATCTTTGATGGCAAAATCCGCTTTCAACAACGGAAGTTTACAAATCACAAAAGACCGTGATGGAAACTTCCAAGTAACATTGCCTTACAAATGGGGTACTACTTATCCCGAATCAACAAAAGGTGAATGCTGTTGGATTGCACCTGATTTAGCAAAATGCGGAGCTAATGCACCATTCAACTTGTTATGTATGAAAGAATGTCAAAATGTAATGGAAAAATTCTTATATGACAAAGAACGTTTCCAACGAAATGATATGATTTCTTACTATATGCGACAAGGTGAAACTTACAATGATGCAAAAATGCGTTTTGTAAAAGATTTTATGGCATTCTTCACGATTCGTAACTTGATTTTAGGTACTAGTGATACAACTACTGATACATTAAAGAAATTCCATGGTGTTATGGAAGTTATGGAAGGTGCTGACGTTATCAAAATCTTAGGTACTAATATCTTAGGTGCTTTTGATGAGATTCGTTGTCGTTCTTCTGTTATCGGAGAGGGTTCAGACGTTGTATTCGTATGTCACCCATTAGTAATGGATGGAATCCGTTCGGTTATCACGAAAGGACAAAATGGAGAATATCCTGAGGGTTGGTCACGTGATGGCGATGAAATTACATTCCGTGGTCACAAATTTATTGAAGATAAATTGATTCCTGTAGACGTTACAGCGGGAAATGGTGAAGTATGGATGTGTGATGGAGATGCATTAGGTGAATTATTAATCACAACTCCACGTCCTGAAGATGAATATGTATTCGAGTCTGATACTCACGGAAAGACTCCAACAGAGGGTTGTGGAAATATCTGTACTTATATGTATAACGCAGGACTTGCATTTACTTCTGACCCTAATAAACTTGCTGTAATTACTAAAGTTCCAATGAGTGCTAACTGCTTAGGTTCTAAGTTAGATGGCTTGGATTATGTAATTACACCTGAAACAATCGTTCCAATCTTGACTGACTAATGGAACTATACGAACCTATTATTCAGCAACTAAAAGATTATTGTGATTGCTTAAAAGATAAGGATTTAAAAGACACAGATAAATTTGCTAAGAATGTTGAACAACTAATCAACCTTATTTCAACATTGACTTGTTGGAAACGTGGTGATGAGGTTTGCGAAACATTCTTAATGCAAACTCGTGTCGAATATATTGATGTATCCTTAATTTCAAAATGCTGTAGATGTGACAATGGAATCATGAATACCGAATTGTTCTATGATTTAGTTCAACCGGATTCAATCAAACTCCAATTAAAGATTCGAGATGGTATCCATATCAAATATATTGATATTGATAATTCACATTTTGAATATGACGTTACAACAAATGAATTATGGATTGATTTATCTGATTATCTTTTAACAGGTGAATGTAGTTGCGAAAAAGTAGAAAAACTAATTGTCACGTATGACGCTGGGTTTGAACAAATACCTGAATGTTTGTTACCTGTCTTTTGTGATTACTTACAGTATGTAATTGAAATGAACAGATGTGAATGTAGCACGTGTGATACATGCAACAGCACAGAAGATTACGAAGATGCAGAAAAGGACTTGATTGTAAACCTTGACAATACAGACGAGCAATTAAATACATATATTGCTGTAAGAAGAAGTATTGTAAAGACATATGCAAGACAATTAGAAATAATTTCTCTATGTAGTAGACATAGAAGATTTTTAGGAATGGTTGTATGAAAATTAAATACACAGGTATAGAAGAAACAAGACCAAAATCTAGTGGTTGCCCTGTATGCGGTGCCCGTGTCGTTAGAAAGCGTACAGTGCAATTCACACGTTCATTCAAAGTTCCAAGTGGAAAATCTATTACTTTTAGAATCGGACATCCGCAAGAAGTTTCGCAAGAAGATGGAGAATATCTAAAAAACTTCTCTTATCAAGTTGGTAAGTACATTGTTTATCCTTTCGTTGAGGTTAAGTAATGGCTTATGTAAAGGTTGGAAACCGAGTAGGTACAATCGGTCTTGAAAAAAAGATAAACTCCATTGCACAAAGAAAAAGTCATGAAATCGGCACACAGATGAAAAATCTATGTATAGCAAAATGTCCTGTAGACACAGGAACACTTAGAAAGGCTATTCGTTTGAAAAGTAACGGAAAATATGAAGTTCAAGTGTTCATAGATAAATCTATTGCCCCACACGCTAAATATGTTTTGGGTGGACATGGAACTATTTATCCAGTTAGGGCAAAGGTTCTAAAATTCAAACCAAAAGGTTCGGACAGATATGTATATGCAAAGAAAGTAAAACCTGTTAAGCCTAATAATTTCATGCATGAAGCACTTATGGAAGTTAAAGCTAGAAGAAATACAAAATCTAAAGGAACTTATAATCCTAATATCTAGGAAAAGGAGAATATAATGGCTGAAAATAAAGCAGAAGTAAAAAAAGCTGTAAAACCTAAAGTTGATGTAGACGCTTTTATCGCACGTAAAATGAATGTCTTAAATATGGTTGGTACAGCTAAAGCAAATCGTGCAATGGATAGAGTCATTGCAAAAAATAAAGGAGGATTAGCGTAATGTCAAACTGTTCTAATATGGAAATTGCTAATCTGATTCAAACTTCAAAATTAGATAAATATACGGAAGTTGATTTTACCGCAATGCAAGATATTGAAGCTTGTGCAAAAATCAACACAAAACATTTCATTGAAACACATGGAAACATTACATCTTATAGTTCGTTGAATACTCCACAAGATTTATTTAACATTTGTGAAACTTTCGGATGTAAAAACACAGGTACTCGTACAATCCTTGGAGAATTAAAAGAAAGTAAATCTGTTGCTAGTGGAAAATTTAGCTCAATTTCTGATTCAACTAAATATTTTGCAGGTGTTGTTTCTTATTATGTATTCTTGCCAAAAGAAGGTACTTATACGATTGATACAACTATCTCTGATTTAAAAGATGATAAACAGCAAAATGCCGATAAGTACACAAAGACTGTAGTAGCAAAACACGGAGGTTTTTATCCGGTATCTGTTGAATTAGCAATTGCACCAACTGCTGATGTAGGTGAGGGATGGACAGCTACAACAAATGGTGTAGTTATCAATATTGAAATTGCAACTGAATCTGAAACAGCGTTATCTGTTGGTATTTCTTCAATTTCTTTGTTTGATTCAATCGAAGATTTAGAAGGTAACGATGCAATTAAATTATCTTGTTTAGCATCTATTGATGGAAATGATAGTTTCACAGCGTTAGCTGAAGCTTGTTTAGCGGCTCAATTAGACGATAGTACGCTTGAATTGACACGTGATATTGCATTCAAGAAATACTCTCCAAACGCTTGGAAATTGCACCCTATGGCTCGAAAAATCGATGTAGATGGTGGATTCTACATGATTACAAAGAATTTCGTAGTCGAAAAAGACCCTGATAACGAAAAACAAGGTCGTATCCATCTACAAGACCATTTCATTGATGAATGTGGTTATATTTATGCTTCTTTGGATGATACTTGCAACATTACAGATGCATTGTTGAAACGTATCAACAGTCCAAACCGCATGACATTAGATGAACGTCAATTCCAAGTTATCAATACAGAACAAAACCCTGATGTTGATGTAGTTGGTTCTTATCTGTATGTTGATGCAAGCTTGGTAGGAAAAACATTAAAAGTTTCTTATCCAAAAACAGCTGATGCCAGTGAACAAATCGTGTATGATGCAAAATCAATCAATAAGAAACGTTATAAAATGACATTCCCTGAAAAGAAAAGTGATGGAACAATGCTTATCAACCAACTTAGTAATGTGTTGATTACAGCATTCCCAATGGATTTAAATACCGACAATTCAAGTGAAAAAACATTGTCTGTATCTATCCAACCTGATTCCCAAGGTATTTATATCCGACAAACAATTATCAATAGAGAAGCAGGACTTCTATAGTCCACTTCTCTAATATAGGAGGTAACAAAAATGAGTCAAAAATTCACAGTTGACGATATTAAAGGCTATAACGAGCAAGCAATTACACCATCACAAGTGGTAGAAATGCATAAAGTAGTTGAAAAAGCTAGAGATAGTGAAAAACCATTCTTGGTTAACAACAATGACCAATTAAGTATTATTGGAGACCCAAACGATACAGAAAAAGAAACTATTTCTTCAATCAAAATGAGATTCTGTTTTGGAAAAGATGAGTTTGAAAAGATTCCCGAAGACGCACAAGTTGTAGGAAATAAGGTGTATTTGACACGGGAATTTAAAGACGTTGAAATCAATCCAAACGATTGCTTAAGAAGTGGTTATTCTTTAATGAAATTAATGCCGTTCTTTCACGATGTTGACAAGTTAACGGAAAAAATGAACAAAAAGATTGCTAGTATCGACAAGAATGATACGAATTATCGAAAGAAAGTTGATGATATCACAAACAATTATGGTGTAGAAGTCATTCGACTTATTGCATGGTCCAATGATGATGTAAGAAAAGCATTAAATGAATTCGTTGCTTCAGTACTTGGTATTGATGATACTTTGAAAGACAAAATGGATTCGTATTATGTGTTTACTTGTTTCTATCAAATCATTGATAAGAACCCTAATATCCTAAATGAATTTGAAGTACTTTTTGGATAATCGCTAAGAAAGAAAAAAGCAAAGAATCGACAGAAGATTCTTCAACAAAATTCTTAGCGGATATTAATATATACTCTCAAATGGCTTATTTTGTTGCCAAAAAGTTACATTTACGCCCCAATGAGATTCTAAACCATTGGGGCATTTCTGAATTAATTGTTACGTATGGAATATATGCCAATGAAGACAGTCAAAAGAATTTTTATGAAGTCCAAGAATATAACAAGACATCTAAGAAGAAAATGAAATTGCCTAAAATGTATGCAGTTAAATTCTATCGTAGCAAAAAAGAATTTAAGGGGGATTAATACATGCAAAATGCTGATGAAGTCTATACTTTAGCGGTTGAAATAATTGCAGAGAATGCAATAAAATCCTCGAAAGAAGTCGAAAAATGCTTAAAAAGTGTTGATAAAGTCATTGATAACATCAACAAGAAAAGAATAAAGGTTGATAGTGATATATCTTCTCTTCAAGCTTCTAAAAAAGAAATCGAGCAGATTCAGAAAAAGATAGAAGCACTACAATCTAAAAAACTATCCCTTTTTACAAACAAAAGTCTAGATAATAATGCAGTACAAAAGCAAATCAAAGATATAGACAATGAAATATCTAAATTACAAGCAAAAACTGTAAAGCTGTCTGTAGTTGATAAAGATTTACAAGATGCACAAAGTAACGCTAAAAAGCTTAATACAGATATGTCAAAACTAAATGAAGTGAAGCCTAATCTTCAAGTTAAGTACGATAGTGTTAAAAGAGCAGAAGATACAATTACAAGTTTAATGAATAAGTCAAAAGAATTGCGCTCCTTTGGTAGCAATTTAATGACTTTAGGAAATCAACTTTCTACTCTTGTAACAAACAATGGTAATAACTTTATCGGTAGAATATCTGACTTCTTAACGAAGACAGTTCTGTTTAATGGTGCTAGTCAAGTTGTAAATGCAAGTATCAATCAATTAACGGACGGATTATCACAAGCTGTAACACGTTATGACCAATTAAATGTGTCTAGACGTACAATGGATGCATTAGGTGTATCAACGCAGCAAACAGCTAAAGCGCAACAAGAATTAAGTGATAGTATCGAGGGATTGCCTACAAAATTAAATGATGCGTTATCTATGGTCACGAAGTTTACGTCTATCAACCATGATGTAGAACGCTCATCGAAATTGTTTGAAGCCATCAATAATGGTGTATTAGCTTTTGGCGGTAGTTCCGAAGACGTAAATAACGTAGTTGAACAATATTCTCAAATCATGGGTTCTAAGATGGATGCAAGAACATTACTATCGTTTGAGAACTCGAACTTTACACCTGTACTTACAGCTGTTGCAAAAAAGATGGGAATGACATTTGCTGAATTCCGTGAAAAATTTACAGGACCATCCCCTACAATATCTTTAAAGCAGTTTGAAGACGCTTTGATTGAACTGAATGAGAATGGTGGCGGTGGATTAAAAAAACTGTCTGACATGGCTAAACAGACGTCACAGACAATTGGTAATGCATTCAACTTGATTAAGATTCGTATCGGAAAATCGGGTGCTGATTTTATCGCAATGATTGACAAGATGGTAAAGAAAGCTACAGGTTTAAACATCTATCAAAATATATATGATTTTACAGAAGTCATGATGGAAAAGATTCAAGACTTTTCTAAATATGTTGCTTCACATCAAGACGACATCCTAAATTTTATTTCAGAACTAAAAGGCGAATTTTCAGAATTCGGAAATATGTTTGGAAAATTTGATGCAGATAAATTCTTTAAAGGAATAGGTGACATCATCAAGGAATCTCTTACTTTTGTAAAAGATTTTATAGGAGTAATAGATAAGACTTTTGGACCATTATTATCGTTAGTAGGTAATGGTGATGAGATTCTTGGATTTTTAAAAATCATGCTAAGATTCAAAGAAGTCGGATTGGTATTTGGCGTTGTTGGAAAGCAAATCAAACTGTTTGGAACATTGTTTGGAACGTTCGGTAAAATATATAAATATGCTTCAGGATTTAGTAACAGCATAAAAGGATTGAATCTGTATGCTAATACGATTGGAAAACTGACTTCTATGTTCGGAGGATTGAACGCAAAAATAAAAGAATACATTGCACAATCTACAATCGTACAGAAAATAAAGAATCTAAGTCCTTTTAAAAAAATAGTTGACACTTCAACTAACACTACTACAGTCGAAGCACCAAAACCTGTAGAAACATTAAAGAATTCTTCCATTAATATGCGTAATGCTCAAGCGAAAATGTATAACAATTTCGGAACAGCAAGTATGATGCTTGCAAGTGGTGGCTCTATGGTTCTTTTAGCTAAAGGGCTAAAAGAATTCAATGATGCTACCCAAGGTATGAATTTTGCTGAAATAGCTGGAAGAATAGCAGGACTTGGAATTGCTGTAACAGCTATAGGTCAATTAAACAATTTATTAAGTACACTCGCCAATTCCGCTTGGAGGGTAAATTGGAAAAACCAATTAGCTTCTGCAGTGTCAATGTTTGCAAGTGGTGGTAGTGTTTGGTTGCTTGCAAAATCATTACAAGAAGTAGCAAAAATAGATTTAAATGGTATTTGGGATAAACTAAAAACTTTAGGCGAAGTATTTGTTGCTGTTCAAGGTATTACTACTGTATGGGGAATGATTGGTGCTGGAGTGACTCCTGTATTAATCGGAAACTTAATTGGTCTAGGGGATTTGTTTGCTACAGGTGGTGCTATCTATTCCATGGCAAAAGGTTTAAGCGAATTAAATAAGATGCCATTAAAGATTGATAATGTGCAAAAGAAACTAAAAATGATGATGGAAGTTGCAGATACACTTAACACAGGCGGACATTTCAAACAAGCATTAGATGGATTGTTTGCAAAAGCCGACTATTCTGCTAAAGGCACACAGCTAGAGTTCATTATCAAATTCGCTGAATCATTAGGAAAGATAAAAGATATTGATATTGACAAGGATATTAAAAAGAGTTTAAAAGAAAAACTTTCTAACATTAAAGATATCTTGTCTGAATTCAATGGAAAAGAATTCTTTGGAAAAGATGAAGATAATGTCATAAATGCAGAGAATAGAGGTAACACAAAGACACTTGGTGAACTTATTTCTTCAATGGTTAAAGTTGCCACATCATTAAAAGAACTTGATGGATTGCAATTAAGCAGTCAAAACATAGCACAATACAAGCAGAAATTATTATCGTTAAGAGATATTTTATCTGTACTTACTTTTAGAACAGAAGATGGTGAGAAAGATACTTCGTCTTTCAACTATATAGCCAAGAAGATAGGAAGTACATCAGATAGTTATCAAGGCATTGCTACAGCAGTTCAAGGATTGATTACATCAGTAGACAATATCAATCAATTGAATGAAAAATTAAAAGGTGTTTCAAACTTAGATTCATTTAATGAGAATATAGAAATTTTACAAAAAGCGTTGCAGCCATTAATGAGTAGTGGTAAAGACGACAAAGGAATGGCTGGAACAGCTAAAAATATTTCTAAACAGAAATACACAAAATTAAAGGAACAAGTAGAAGCTGTAAAAGAAACAATCTCTTCTTTAGCGGAAGTAGCAGGAACACAATTTGATACAAATTTGATGGTATCTCAATTAAACGATTTAAATACAGCTATTGAGACAATTAATGGTTTTGAAACAAAGAAAGTAAAATCTATTAATAAAGTTGATTTTGGTGGTTTGAGCGACAGAATCGCCTCGATAAAAGAAGCATTAGCATCTTTATCGGAGATTGCCAACACACAATTTAATATCGGTGATGAAAGCCAAGGGTTCATAGCCCAGATGAATAGCATAAGAACTGCTATGGATAAAATCAATGAATTGGTTGGAGCTAAATTTAATACTACAGATAAAGATGGAAATACAGTCGAAAAAGGATTGATAAACTCTGTAAACAAAGGAAACTTCGGAAAGATGCAACAACAAGTCAGCTTTATCCAACAAACGTTGACTGACTTAGTGACTGTATCTACTACCCAATTTGATGTAAATGCGTTTGGTCAAAAGATTGATGCGATTAGGGATTGCTTAAATAAAATCAAAGGATTGAGTGAAGAATTCAAGCCAACAGATGGAAATTCCAATCCATTCCAATCGTTTACAGATACGATAAAGAACCTAGTTTCTCAATTAACAACTTTAAGTGCTGACTTTATTCAAACAGGTGAATCTCTTGGAACAAGTTTAATGACAGGGTTTACAGATGATTCTGTAAAAGAAACATTGAATAATGGAATGTTACTTCTTGTTACTTCTGTAGGAACAAACCAATCTGTTATCAGTGCATTTAAAAACGTAGGTAAAACGCTTGGAGATAACATGTGTAAAGGCTTGACTTCGGATGGTGGATTCACACATACAAAAGTTAGAAATGCTATTACCAACGCTTTAGGAACATTCCCAAGATTAGGACATGCTTGTGGTGTATCAATTGGAAATAACATTGCAAGTGGTGTACAGAGTGCTTTAGACAGTAGTAATATTTCGTTCACTGTAAAAGCAAAAGTACACAAATCGGGCGGTGGTGTTGTTTCAAATTCGGGAAGAAAAGGTAATAAATCAAGTAGTGGTGCTGGATACAATCTTGCTAACTTGTTTAACAAAGCACTAAAAACTTTATTTAAAGCAAAAGGCGGTCCTGTATATCGTGCAGATGGTGGTGTGTTAACCGCATTTGTGCCTCGTGGAACAGATACTATACCTGCTATGTTGACACAAGGCGAATATGTAATAAGAAAATCTTCTGTTAACAAATACGGAACTGACTTCTTAGACGTTATCAATTCGGGAAAACTCGAAAATTGGTTCTATACTTTGACAAGGCAGTATGCTAATGGAAATAACATGTCAAAAGTCTATAACATCAATAACAACAATACGATTAACAACTACGACAACAGACAAGTAAGTATCAACTCTAAAACAGCTCATGGTGGTGATGGATATGTTAAAGCTAAAAGATTTATGGGGGCTATTGCGGTATGATGTGTGATTACGAATTTAGCCCTTACCGACAATACGTACAATTTAATGATTTAATTTTTGAATCGGAAGAAATGTTGCAAAAAGCAGAAACTTCTGTTTCAACTAAAGTCAATACAACATCATTGTCATATATTCATGGAGATTATGTGCCTTTTAAAAGCGAATCTATGCTTTTAGAGGCACAAGACGTCTCTATGTCACTTAAGTTTGATTATCGTTTATATCGTAGAGAAGATAGAAGATATATCGGAAGATGGGCAAGCATGAATCTTTTAAAGCAAGGTAAACTATGGTCCATAAAAGATGGAAGGTTGATGTGGGCGTATGCTTATGTTGATTCAATGAGTGAAAGCTATGAAAAATATGTCAATTCATTTTCTATTGATGTTTCTTTCAAGCTTTATGAAGGAATATGGCATTTTGCCGACCCGTTAACAACTTTCATCATTCCGTATGATACTTGTAATATCATGGATTGTTTGGATTTTGATGATGATTATGATTCTTGTGTAAGCTGTTGTGTTGATTGTCTTAAGGGAAATGATGATACATGTTCATGTGCTTGTGATTGTGATTTAAAAGAAGATTATTCATTGTGTTCATGGGATAAGAACAAATTATTCCATGGGTTCTTAAATTGTGGACATTCTTTTAAAATCGTTATAGATTGTGCAAAAGGAAACGAACTTTATGGTGACAAGACCAAAGGAATAAAGCTTTGTAAAGAAGATTATTGTGATTCTATGATTGCAAAAATAATCACATCACGTACAGTACTTCCTACAACGTCTTTAGAGGTCATTGTAAGCGGAAGATGGCAAGACCCTATTATTGATATTAATGGAAATAAAATGCAGATACATGGCGATTATGATGGGATTTTGAGAATTGATAAAAGTGGTGAAGTGCATTACTCATGTAGTGAATGTTCCGAAGAAGAAGACATTCCAATTGTAAATATCAAAGCCGACTCTTTAGGTTTTGTTATAAACAACGGTCAAAACAGAATCGTTATATCGGGTTCATGTTGCAAGATGGGGTGTGCATGGATAAAAGTTGATGAAATAAGCAACTAGAAAGGTTTTTATGGGTGCAGAAACAAATGATACTGTTACTGATGTAACAAAAGAAAAAAGAATCTATTGCACGACATGTGGAGACTTGCAAGAAAACTCTAGTGAGTTTTACACAAATGGAGTAACTGACAATGTGTGCAGTAGTTTAGAAGATGGTCAAGGATTTAATTCAGATAATGATGATGATAATTGTTCGGCATTACATAAAGCTGACGATTGTCTTATTAACAAGCTTGTAAAAAAGATTCCAAGTTATAGAAGTTGTGATTGGAAAGAGTTCATGAAAGATTTTGGTGCAAACCAATATAACATTAATGAAGCTTTGATTTGTGCTTTATGTGGGCTTGAAGCACGTATGTTTACATCGAATTTAGAAATTGATACGAAATACAGTATACATCAAGCGACCCCCGAATTATCTGTTTCAATCGACCGAAAAGGAAATTTCGTTTACAAATATTCAGATTGGAATGGCTCTAATAAAGTAGCTAGTGGAATCATCACAGGATATATTGATTACTGTATGAAACGTAATAAAAATGATGAAGCTGTATATCAAATTAGTTCCGTAACTATAAGCAAGTATAAGTACACAACCACAGGAGAAAGCTATGGTGGAACATATCCAACCATTAGTATCAAGATTCCAACAGCAAATGGTACAGAAGTATATAAACGTACAACGAACGAATCTTTTGAAGAAGATGTAAACAAAACGGTTGCTGTAGACATCAAAGGAAAAGTTGCCGCTGGAGCTGAAACGGATTGGTTACAATTCTTCTATCTTTACGATGATTGGGTAAAAGATGATGAAATCACTTTAATGGCAAAATTTAAAAATAACAACAAAATGGCAATGCCTATCTGTAGTGATATGCCTGATGTTGATTAATAGAAACGAGGTCAATTTATGTCAATAATCACAGATAAAGACGTATGTAATTCTTGTGAACAATTGGAAAAATACAATTTTGACTTTGTTCAAAAAGGTATTACAGATGATATGCGTGCAAGCCTTAAAAAAGATAAAGGCTTGAAAGAATCAAATGGATTTAATAATTGTCAAGATTTAAACGATATGAACGACTGTTTAATTGGCGGAATGGTAGAGCGAATTCCATCGTATAACAGTTGTGATTTAGATAGTGCATTAATGGAATCACTGAATAATATCATGCAGCTGTTAGATGCAATTATCAGTGGTGATTGCGGTCAATGGGAAAACATTTGGGAGATTTGGGATGAAATAAACAAAATCAAACAACGCTTGGATGATATTGAAAGACGTTTGAATACACGTTTGGATACTCTAGAAGAAACGACAGGTCAAATGAATAGTGCTTTATCCAAGTTGTTACAAAATCTGGCGGACAGTGGTGCATGGAATCATACAGACGGGAATATCTTCGATGGATATCTGAATGGGAACAGAAATATTGCTACAGGTAATATCAACTTGTTTGGTGGAACACAAGATGGTTCGTCTTTTATCCGTACTAATAACGGAGAGACCGAGAACGATTTAGTTGGTGGTGTCTAATGGCATGGCTAGATTTTTGGGGTGGATACTTGCATGATGGTCCATACAACAATGTTGTGTTGTTGGGTTCTCCTAACAGCACAGGACCATTTTCTTCCAATCTGATTCAAGCTCATAATGCAGGATATGGGTATGGTATCAATTTCAGTCAAAATGATAATGGCTCAATACATACGAAAATCAATTTAGTCGGGTTTGCTTTAGATTCTAATGGAAGTGTTTTGTATGGACAGCATTATGTTAGATTTGGTGGAACATACAACTATATCTTGAATATTCAAACTTCAAATGATAATCAAAAGTCTTGGAAGACAATATTCAACAGACAGATTTTCAGTCACGGAGATTCATGGAACTTATGTTATGGAAGCTATTGGACTGATGTTGCACAGTATTCACAATACCAATGTGATATCAACATTGAAGAAAATGCTACGCATGTAAAGGTGTGTTTAACAGGTGAAAGACCTACCGATAAAATGTCTGTTATCTATACCATCGAACAAGTCATTCAAGAGTATCGACCATGGGCAGTTCGCAAAGGCGGTAAATTCTTGACTTGTAACCGAAATTCAGGAAGCACTCGAATCCGTAAGAATGGTAGTTGGCAAGATATCAAGAAAATGACCGAAGGTGGTCAGACGAACAAAGGTACATCCCGTATCAGACATAGCAACAATTGGGTTGGTCAAAAAAAAGTAGGTGAATTATAGTGAATACTCCATGGTTTGAAATTTTAACAGAAGATGAAAAACCTATTAAAAGGTTTAATTGCTTTTTATCTGACCCGATTGAAATTAATTACGAATTGATGGAAGTTCCATCTATTTCATTGACACTTCCTATGGAATTTTACGAATATCTTTCTTTAGGAAGAAAAAAGATGAGACTTCACTTTGGAGATATTTCAATTCTAACTGTAGTTGATGGAATAGACACAAATACAGAAAATCAAACTATTGATGTTACTCTTAATCACGTTATCAAGACTTGGAACTATAAACAATGTTCTACAAACCTAGCTATTAAATTTAAAACTTTTTATGAACTATATACAGACGAAAATTACAAGAAAGAATTCATATATGAAGATGGATGGAATCTGAATTTTGATGAAGATACTAAGAAAGAAATCATTGATTATGTGTACAGTCGTTTGGGTAAGCTTGATGTGCTTACTCAAACTTGCGAGTACACACCCGAATCATTTTGGAGAATTTGTTTAAGCGAAGAAAAAAGGATAGATATTGGAAAGTTTGGAGAAGACACTCCATATTTCCTATCTAAATTACCGAGTGGCAAAAGAAACATCCAATTGCTTTCAGAACCAACAATTAGAGAAGACTATTCGAGTGTCATTAATCAAGCAACTGTATATTCTGAAAAGAATGATGGTGGTGTTACTTCTTTAAGTTTAAGAGAAGTATATAACAATAAAGAGTTACAGATTGATGGTTTTCCTGTTGTTATCATCGCAAATAATATCAACAACGAACGTGACTATGATTATGGTGATAATCCTAAGATTGCCCCAAACGAACAATTAGAGTATGCGGTATTGGACCAAGAATCAATCGCTATTGAAAGTGGCATTTTTATGGAAGGAAGTTTTGCTTTCAACGACTTATCACCATTTACAACAGAAGAAGCTACAGAAGATGCAGATGCCGTAAGTGTTGATTGGGTTATACCAACCGAGCAACGTTATCTTACAGAAGATGAAATGTATAACAACTTCCATGCTTTTTACCAGTATTTCAAAGGAAAGTGGTCAGACAACGCTATCAGTGCTATATGTGGTGTAATGGCGGTAGAATCAACAGGAAACCCTAATATATGGCAAGGATTAGACCCTAATTCAAACCCTATAAATAGAGAGGGATTTGGATTGTTGCAATGGACTCCATATACGAATATCACAAATTGGCTTAATTCTAAAGGGTATCAAGTAGAACAATATGGATTAGCTGAATGCAAGAAAATCGAAGAGGAATGGACACAAAACGCTACGAATGGTCCATGGATACCTACAACAACATATAATTGCACTTTTAATGAATGGTCACAATTTACAGATAAAGATATGAGTTGGATGGTTTTGTGCTATCTAGCAGACTATGGTCGTGGTGACACTTCAATAAACTTGCAATATCAACACAGAATTGATGTTGCTAACACTGTATTAAGCAAAATACAAAACGAATGGAAATCAGAAGATAGCGGAAGTAAAAAAGATACTGACGATAATACATCCGAAAGCACAGGTACATATAATCCACAAAACGTAATAAATACATATGATGGAAAATCTATAGATGTAGATGGTTTTCCACCTAATGCACCATATCAATGCGTTGACTTATGGAGAAAAGTAATGATGGATTACGGTAACGATATCGGAATCATTACAGGAGATGGATATGCATATAACATATGGAATATGGACTACAGTGCAAAGATGATGAAAATAAGTGCTGATGAAACACCTATATTTGGTGATTGGGCGGTATTTGGTATGGGTGGTCAGACTCCATATTCACACATCGCAATGGTCGTGCAAGATAACGAGGACGGAACAATAAGTGTTTTCGGTCAAAACCAAGGTGCTTCTTATTGTAATATTGTCACATTATCTAGTAGTTCTATTTTAGGCTATTGGAGATTCAAACCCGAATATTGGGATAAGAACGCTGGCGGATATAAAGATATTGGCGGAGAACCAAACGACAATACAAAGAAAGTTATTTCAGACGAAGATAGAATTTACGCTTCCAAAACTGTTTATGATGCGGTGGTTAAGAAATTGAAAAACGCAAGAAGAACATACGCTATCGAAGTAACAACAACTGAATTGCCAAAAGATTTAGAAGTTGGAATGAAAATACGATTGATGTATGATAATTCAATTTATAAGTTGGAACATTGTGGAAACTATATGAAAAAGCTGCTTACTTTAAATAATGATTTTTATATAACAAAACTCGGAAGAAAGTTCTATGGTGATGGTTCACAAACAGGAACTCTAACGCTAGAAAAATTTGTTAAAATAGATAGAGAGGTACACAAAGAATGAGTAATATTTCTATCGAACAAGCGTTGGAAGTTTTGGCGGAACATGCTTATATTCAAAGAAAATACAGGCATAATGAACTTTTTCAAAGAAGAAATACTATGGTTGAACAGGTCGGAGTCGAGTACACAGCAATAGGCGGTGGAGAGACTCCCGCTGTTGTACATATTCCTATTTCATATGATTTTATTTCTTTTTCACGTTGGGATTTTAAAATCATAATTTCTCCTAATGGTGATACACCGCCAAGCAAAATGCAAATGTTTATCGAGGGTATAGATATTACACCTTATTTTAAGGCTCAATACCATGGTTGGTGGTGTAATGGATATGGAATGTTTCCAAATAGAAAAATGTCTAACTATGACGTACTAAAGGCTACGGAATTTATGTCTAAAAAAGAAGCGGACAAGATTTTAGATGCAGGATATAAGACGATTGAAATGTTTGGAGATAAACCATTTTCTATGACATTGGTACATAACATTAAATACAACCACTCAAACTTATGATTACAAAATATACGCCAAGTTTGGTTCGTATGGAAAAGCATATAAAAGAACATCCGAACGACTACCAAACTAAAATACAATATCTAATCACCCGAAGTAAGCATTGGGATAAAGAAAGAAAAATAAAACGTGATATGGAATGTAAAACAGTACATTACTATTTAGATTTAGCGAAAAAGGAGAAGCAAAATGAAAAATATCCACTCTAGTGACGGAATGGCAGAAGATTTGATTCGTTCTTTTACACAGATTGCAAATGCGGAGTTGCACGTGAAAACATTGCTAGAAAAGCGTATCTCTGAATTGGAAAATGGCATGGTAAAAGAAAACGATACCGAAGACCATATCAATGCAATTGATTCTTTGGAAGAAGAACTAGAAACATATGCAGATATCAGAAGAAAAGAAATGTTAAAACTTTATGAACTCTATGGAAACAATGGAGATAAGGAACAATGGTGCTTGGTAAAACATTTAAGCATGGCTATGTATACAGTGTTTGAATCATATCAAGCAAGCGATAAAGATGAAGAATTGCTTACTTTATACTTGCGTATCAATAAGCAATTCATCAAAGTTTTAACTAAATTCTTGGGTGTAGAAATTACAGAATGTGCTTCTTGTTTTTCCGATATCTTAAAGGCAGGTGAAAGTAATGAAACCAACAGTCTGTAATGATAAGCTAAAAGTTATTATCCCCGTTGATACAGAAGATTGTGAATTTTGGCTAGTACCTGTCAAAGATAAGGCAAGTATTACAAATATGGATAGAAACCATGCTTGGATTACATCTGATAATGTCTTGTATGTCTTTGACGGAAATGAACTAGTTGGTATCAACGACCCCAATACACTAAAAGTAAAGTGGGGTAATGTGGTAGGAAATATTGCAGAACAACATGACTTGTACGATATCCTTTTGAAAACAATTTGGGTTGTCAAACAAAACGGAAGTGCATTGGATTTTGACAGTGAAAATCATGCTGTAAATGTCAATGTTCCTATCATGACAATCAAAGTCAATGGTGTAAAACAGGACCCTAAAAACTACGAAGTCAACATTGATTTGAGTGAGTACGCAAAAAGAAGTGAATTGCCAAAGAAACTTAGTGAATTGACGAATGATACGAACTTTATAAGCCAAGAACAATTTGATTCTCAAATTCCTATCAAATCTATTTCCTATAACGGGAAGACGTTAACTCCCGATTCCAATAAAAATGTAGATATCAATTTTAAATTTAGTGATTATATTTCTGCTCAATTAAATCTAAAACGAGATGGAAAGATATATCAGACAGCTGTGTGGAACTATGACGTAAATCCAACTAGTCTAGGCGAAAAACTATCAAGTAATAAAAACTTGGTATGTGAACCATCTACAGCCACTGTTGAAGGACGTGACGATTACGCAGACATTCCTTTATTCCAATGGTGGAATTGTAACTATGTAAGAGAGGATGATGGTTTTGCCATTCCTACAGCTATGGAAGGTGATAGCAACTATGGAACTACAGGCAATAAAGACGTTGGTGTTCTAAGAATGACTTTTTGGTACTCTGTTGAACCATGTGAAAATGGCAACAAGACAGTATTTACGATATCAGACAGCCCTCATGAAGGACTACAGCCATGGGAACAAGCTGTGCGAAAAGATGGCACAGTCATGCCTTACTTTATCAACTCGAAATATATCAGTGGTATTGCTAGTGATGGGAAACTAAGAAGTCAGCCAAACTTACCGCCTGAACAAAAAATGTCGTATAACTATATGCATGAACTGTACCAACAAAAAGGCAAAGGATATTATGGTGCAAGTATCAGAAAGTATAGTTTAGCTATCATTGATACAGTCATTAAATACGGGACAAAAAATACACAAAACTTGTTAGGTGCCAATTCCTGGAACAAAATATACTTCACACCAAGTATCAAGAGTTCTACTAAATTAGAACACAATGGCTTGGCTTACTTCCCACTTACAAATAAACACGCTGAAAAAGTCGTTATCGGAAGTGGTGTATGTGTAGGATATACAATCAATGGAGTTTTTACTTTTGATTATGCCAATATGCATCCTTATGTAAATGGTAATGGTGTAAAGGTAGTGGATATCTTTACGATTGATGCCGATAACAAAGGAATTTTGCTTGATACAGCACCTTTCCAAACCGCAGACGTTGGAAGTGAAAAAGTGTACATGTTTACCACCAATTGGTTCAGTGGAAGTACAGATGAAGTCATTGGACATCATGACGGTGCTGTAGTTATTGACCAAAAACATCCAACTAGAATAAATGGTGTTGAATACTTTGTGGGTGGATATGTTATCCCGTCAGATTGCGTAATTACACTAGGTGGTAACAGTCTAAAAACAGTGTATGTTGCCAATCGTGAAATAATCATGAACGGTGGTGATGACTCTCAGTCGGAATTTGAAAGCACCTATCAAAAAGTCGGAAGCTTTACAGTAAAATATGGATATGTCGGAGATGTAGCCTTTAACAAAGGTGTGCATTATATCACCAATATAAACGCAAGTTCATCAACTGGATACGGAGACAGATATGACTCCGTCTCACGAGACCACGGAGTAGAAGAAATGATACTATGCGGTTCCGACAATGATGCTGAAGACCTTGGACTCTCTCTCTTGTATCTTGGATATCGTCTATCGGCTAATAATTATAAATTCCTTTCGTCCGACTAGATATTCTGTATGGAGTCAGTCGGATATACATGCAAGATGGACATACGTAAATACTATGAATCCATAGACCGACAGAAACCGCTTGTATGGCTCGAAAACGTATCGGCAACGAATTACTCATGCGGTTGATAGAAACGCCTCTGAACACGTTTAAAACAAGCCTTATCAAGTAGTTGCTTACAATTGAATAACAATATATTCAGACTCCTATAAATTTCGTACCAAATACAACGTTAACACTTTGACACATAAAGATAGAAAGGTGATATCAAATGAAAACATACAGCAATATGAAAATGCCATCTTATGATGTGCGATTGATTGATGATTACTACTATGTGTATCTGTACTTGAATGAAAAAGAAGAAGAACAACCTGTTATGGATGTTCCTACTGAATCAGATGAAAAACATACAGTATACTCATACGATTATCACGAATTTAAGGAACATAAAGACAATATTGATATTGAAGACTTGAAAGCAAACCCGAACAATTATATCGAATACATCCCATTGGCAGACCGAGAAGAAATCAATCTTTCCTTGGATAAACTGAATCTGTTTGCGGAAACCATCAATGTGGAAGACAAACCTACAGATGAAGATGGAAATGTCGTTCCTTTGAAAGACGGATACAAATGGGTACAGAAATGTGTGTTTGTAAAAAATAAGCCTGTCATCCAATGGAAACAAGAAAAGGAGTGATAACATGGCATGTGAAAAATATAAATCCTATCAGAAACCCGAAAATTTAAAACATAAGCTACATTTTACAGGTTCGTCTACTGTATCTTATGACGGGTCGAATGATGTTACTGTAAATATTCCAAGCAGTGGTGATGCCACTAATGGTTCGTTGCTGATTAAAGCAGACAACAATGACTATGTATCGTTTGATGGTGGTGAAAACAGGAGTGTTAACTTGCGTAGTGGTAGTAATGTAAGAATTGATAAAGCTACTACAGGCGGTGAAAACTTGGATTTGACTATCAACGCAACAGATACGACATATGATGTTGCTACACCTAGTGCAAACGGCTTAATGAGTGCTAGTGACAAAAACAAACTTAACGGAATCGAAGAGGGTGCTAACAACTTTACTTACAGTCTTCCAACAGCAACAGCCTCTACTTTAGGTGGTGTTACTATCGGAGATAACATCACTACAACTGGTTCTAAAATCAGCATTGAAAAGCAAAATGTTACTAACGCTTTAGGTTTTACACCAACTCGAATTTATAATGGAACATCAGAGACACCGCCTACATCGGGTTTACAAGTGGGTGATATCTACATCCAATTGGAGTCATAGCCTATGCCTTGGGGAAATTGGGTAGCTCTTGGTTGGAAAAATGTGCCTGCTTTAGAAACTCCCATATATAAAGTTTCTAACTACTACTATTACAAGCAAAACATAGAGGATAGACAGATTATCGTTCTTATCGACAATCAGCAGATTTACAACTACAACAGAAATACTGCCTATTACCTTCAACAAATTACTGTCAACAACGGGTGGAAGCTTGATGGCGGTAGTCACGATAACGTAGATGGTTATCCAAAAGTTTGGGAAGGATATGATACAGTCAGCGTAGGACGGATAGGCAATACAGCACTAGGTAATGGTAATGATGGTTTTTCATGGTATGGAACTTCTAGAAAAGTGGCACAGATTTTTAACTACAATGATGATGGAACATTGCCTTTGATACAAGAATCATCACAATGGATTACAGGTCTAGGTTCATATTACGCAACACCCGAAAAAGATTGGATAGCACGTGATGTAAGGGGATTCTTCCCAACAATTGAACCAAAACCAAAGTATCCAAAGCTGTGCCGCTACAACGGCGAGAGTTGGCAAAAAGGATATTTGCAGATGTATAACGGAAGCAAGCTTGTAAAGGCGGTAAATATCAAAATTTATGACGGAAAACAATGGAAAAACGCAGTTAAATAAGAAGATTATTATGGAACAACTAACAAGTAAACAATGGTGGTATGCTTCTTTGGTAAGAGCATTAAAAACAGTATGTCAGACGCTAGTGTCAATGATTGGAACTAGCACAATGATTCAGCAAGTGGATTGGAAAGTGGTCTTGTCTAGTGCAGTACTAGCAGGCATTTTATCAATCTTAACAAGCTTAGGTGGTTTACCCGAAGTAGATAACCAAAAAGGATAAGATATGCAAGGCATTAAGTTTGTATTTGACCTAGAACAGGTGATTGGATTTTGTGCGTTGATTACAGGCATTTGGGGTGTTTGGAAGATTGTGAAAGAAATCAAGAAACCGTCTAACGATTTGCACAATTTAGTAGAACATCATGATTATTTACTTAAAAAAGACAATCAAAGATTGGAAAAACTAGAATCGGCTAGTCTACAGATAGTATCAGAAACAGAATCACATGATGATGATATCAAGGAAATCATTAAAAGCCTTAAAGATGCCGAAGAAACAAACAAAATCGTTTTAAAATCCCTTTTTGTGATTATCAACCACGATATCACAAACAATGGGATAGACAAATTGAAAGAAACGCTGAACGAACTTAACACGTATTTAGTTGAAAAATAAAGGGGAATAGAAAAATGGCAAGTTTAAGTAGTTGGTGGAGTTACGCAACAGGAAACGAATTTAATAGCAAAGGAGAAATTGATAATTGCGGAGTCGTACAAGGTTATTATCCTTTTGCAGGTCAGTGCGTAAGTCTTATTCAAGGTTACATGAAATACAATGGTTGCACTGTATGCCCACGTGGTAATGCAATTGATTGGTGGAGAAACTTTAATTCTAATGGATTGAGTCAATACTTTACTAAACAATCATCACCACAAAACGGGGATGTAGTAGTAACTAATGCAGACCCTAATTATGGTCATATCGGAATCTATAAAGACGGACAGTTGCTACAGCAAAATTACGCACAGTACCCATATGCAAGATTTTTACCTTTGAGTGTCAGTGGCAGTCCATACGGATACCTAAGACCAAAATTTTTATCTAGCTACAGTGACAGTCAATTAATTAATGAACACGCTTATGCAACACTTAAGTTTGATGTACAAAAGCGTAGAGATACACCTACAGGATTAGCCGTAGAAACACTTAAATCAGGGCGAAAGCTCGAATACACGCAGAAGTGGGTAGGTGACGGTCATAGGTATATCTCATGGGTAGAACATCAAGCGGATGGTCATAGCTACAGATACTTTGTTTCTGTCAATGGAAACGAACAAGGCACAGAGCCTTGGGCAACTTTTGAACCGCTTGAACAGAAAGTAGATTTGACCGAAGAACATGGTTGGGCTAAAGCTAAAGTAGACCAAATTCATATCCATAAAGGTTCAGTCGACGGTCAGTCTGTAGGATTAGTTAACAGTGGTGATGTTATCGAGTATCAATATAAATGTGTCTCAGATTCTCATAGATTTATCGTCAAGAAAAACGGCGGAGAAATGCTCTATATCGCTTGTTCTCCAACACCTAACCGAAGTACTGAATGGTTCGATTTTTACGCTGAGAACCCCGTTAAAACGGACGACAGCACGAATAAAGATGATAAGCCAAGTGATAAACCTAATGATAAGCCAGATAAAGGCACTATCGACATGAGCAACGTCAAACATTGGGGCGTTGATATCTCGGAACATAATGCCAAAGACTTGGATTTAACACAATGGGATTTTGTTATTATCCGTGCGTCTTGGGGTACAAATACAGACAAGTATTTTAGATATTTTGTTGAGGTGTGCGAAAAGAATAAAATACCATTTGGGGTGTATCACTATTCCTACGCAATTGATAAAGAATCTAGCGATGCAGAAACACAATACTTTTTAGATACTATCAAAGGATTGAATCCACCACTTGGCGTTTGGTTTGATATGGAAGATGCAGATGGTTATAAAAAGAAAAAAGGTGTTTTAGATAAGGAACACGTGTTAGAATTTACCAAAAACTTTTGTAGCAAAGTAAAAGCAGAGGGATACTATACAGGTATCTATGCAAGCACATGGTGGTTTGATAATTGGTTGAACGAGGGATTAGATGATTATGACAAGTGGGTAGCCGAATGGGGTGCTAATGATGGATACTATCACAGCGACACTTCCAATCGAGGTACAATCCATCAATACACGTCTATAGATACTAAAACAGGCACAAATATTGATAAAAACGCAATGTATGTAGACTTTGACTACTACAAAGTTGATAAACCAAGTGATAGTAACGATAATAGCGAACTTAATAATACATTAAAAGAAACTAACGGATTGTTAAAAACAATAACGGCAATGGAACTTTTTGCTTTCAATCTCAAATAAAAAGCAAAGCCTACGATTATGTAGGCTTTTTTAATGGAATTGACTTAAAATTTAAAAAATCACTATATATATTATTAAGTATTTTATTTATTAGTATATTGATTTGTTAGTATATTTATATACGTCCCAATTTTCTATATCTTCATTTTCTATATCTTCATTTTTAAGATATAGGTTTTTGGTAAGAAGAAAATAAAAAAATCTACTTTATTTGTGTATTGCCTAATATACGTTATTTTGGTATAATTCACTTGTAAACAACAAATGAACTCGGTGATAAACCATGTGCAGCATGGCCGAGAAACTTCGTTAGTGTTGTGGAAAGTCCAAGGATACTTGGTCTGAAAGCAAAGTCATAGGTGCGAACTTATGACATAGGTGTAACGAACTGAAACATGAAGTTGTGCATAGTACTAGACAGGCTAAGGTCACTTAGGTATCGTCATCGTAATAAACGCTACAGTGTAGAAGAATCCAAGTAAGGCATGATGTGGGAACTTATGTAAACCTTGGAATCCCAACAAGCTGATTAGCCTTGATGTTGTGAAAGCAACTATAAGATACCGAGTAAGTGCCACTGCGGAATGGCTAAAAAAGTTTAATTGTAACCTAATGGAATCGTATGATTCTGTTTATATTCCCTAAGCCCGTTGGTGGTGTAGGACAATCCTACCCATGATAAACGTCTACAATTAGCAAAGAATCGCTATCTTTGTTAGGGATTGTAGGTACATGGTTGCCGAATAAGTTAACCCTAGTATGTGTATGTGGAGACACGCAAACGTTGTTTATTATTTTAGGTGTCAAACCTAGTTTACTTTACATTTCTTTGGAAAAATACATTGAGCAATCAATGTATTTTTTTATTGCTTTGTTTGTGTACCTATGCTAGTATTAATTTGTAGGAACAATATTTATAATAATATGCCTCTAAAATCTATAACTCTCTAACCAATACTAACATTGAATTTCACTGTATTATTGTTTCTACCAGTTTTCATATGCTAAGTACCTCACTTAGTTAATTTCATTTTAAACCATTAAGAACTTGCTGAACTTAGTGGTTTTTTTATGTTTTACTTTTCCTATAAATGTGGTATTATTTAAACGACTTAAGATTAAGTATTTGGCTTAGGTCAACGTTTCAAAATTTGCATTTGTTTGGGGAAAAGGGATTGTGATTGGTAATCTCTTTTTTCTTTATATGAAATAAATAAGTGCTATAATAAGGATAATGTTGGACATACTATTGATTTACGTAGCAATAAATGTCCACACAATGGCTCGTAAGCGAGCCTTTTTCTTTACTTACTTTAAATGTGTACTTTTTAGTGTATACTAATAAAGAGTTAGTACGTGAAGAATACTCCACTTTTGGTTTCTTTTTTTTCCATGTTTTTTTAAGGCTAAAAGGTTTTCACATTGATTTTTGTTTGTCATATATAATTTACTCCTCTAAAGATAAAGACTACGTGCTAACTCTACTCGTGCTTTCCCATGCAGATTTGCATGGGTTTTTATTTCGATGTATGATTGATATGTATCGTATGATACACTCCGATTTTGACAGGTAGCACGGATTGGAGAAACATGGCAATACGTAAAAGGAAAAATAAAAGTGGAATTGTGTATGAAGTATACATATCGTACACAAAGGATGGTATTAAAAGAAGATATCAAAAGAGTGGATTTAAAACTAAAGAAAAAGCATTAGATTTTGAAGAAAAAAAGATTTTTGAATTACTGGAAAAAAATGAATTAAAAAACGAAAGTGAACTTACTCTAAATTCAATATGGGATGAATTTTTAGAAACAAACGAACAAAAATACAGCAAGAATACTTTGTATAATACAAAAAAAGATAAAAGATATCTGAATCCAAATTATGATAAGTATTGCAATACTGATTGTGTGATTGGAAACATGAATATCAAAGATATTGATTATCGTATCTTGCAGAATTTCTTTAATTCGAGGTCGTGCAAAGGCATTGAAACTAACAAAAGCATTAAAAAATCTTTAAACAGAGTTTATGAATATGCTTTAAAAGTTGGATATGTGGATAAAAACCCGATACAGTGGATAAATGTAAGTGGTGTAGAAAACAAGCATGATAAAACGGATATATCGGATTATGATTTATATATCCTTTTAGATAAGCTGTATAACGATAATACTTACAAGTCTATGTGTTATTACATAGCTATACAAATTGCACTTAATAGTGGTTTGAGAAGAGAAGAAGTGTTGGCATTAAACAAGAATGACATAGATTTTGAAAATAACATTATTAATGTGAATAAAGTTTTAGTAACTAAAGGATTAAAGAAAAAAGAATTCTATACTACAACTAAGATGAAAAGTGCAAAATCAAAAGCAATTCTTCCGTTATCCAAAAAATTAAAAACAGTTTTGATTGATTGGTTTGAAATGAACAGTCATGATATCGTTGTGTGTGATAAAAATGGAATGTATGTTAACCCCGATTCTATGTGTAATTATCTACGCAAACTTTCAAAAAAGCTTGGAGTACATTTTACTTTCCACGAATTAAGACACACATATGGAACTAGATTGGTTTCTAGCGGATTAGAATTGGCTATGGTAAGGGAACTTATGCGACATGATTCAATCAACACTACTTTAAAATTTTATAACCATATAAATTTAGAAAAAAAGAAAAAAGCAATTGATAGCGTTTTTGGTTAGAGATAAAAAAAGACGTTATCGAAAAGAATAACGTCTGTTTTTAGCTTGGCGTCCTGGGAGGGATTCGAACCCCCGACCGATGTACGCCATATTTAATGTGCTATGTTATGTTAAAATCGGTTTTAATAGGCTTTTTAGCCTTTATACAAGCGTTTATAAGTTAATGTGCATAAATACTTATGTTTTGCGTATTTACGCTCTAAAGGCTTAAAAACACTTGTTTTTTAGTGTGTCTTATAATGTGTCGTCGTACACCCCTATTTTATCCACTAGATATTGTAGGGGTACTTTATAATATTCACTTAATTCTAAAGCTTCTGTTAATGTCAATCCTTTACGTCCGTGTTCTTTTTCATAAAGCCAATTGCGACTGTATCCAAGTTCGTTGGATACTGTTTTAGCACTTTTGTATCCAAGTTGTTTTCTTAAATTTCTGAGTGCTTCACCCTGTTTATCATACTTACCCATCACAATCACCTATCACATCAAACGCAATAGCAAATTCATTCAATGATGCACCATAAAATTTAAACAGCTTTATCGCATACTCTAAACGTACATCACAAAAGCCTAATTCTATGTTTGATACATAACTCGGTTGCATACCTATTTTTCTAGAAACGTCTTCGGCAGAATATCCTTTTTTATACTTTTTTTCTTATGTATCTTAAAGCCTTACCTTGCCTAATCAAAGTCTGTTTAGATATTGTTTTCTTTGCCATGCTTTAACACTTCCTTTCTTTAATTAAATTTTATATCAAGTACACAAAAAAAGCAAACATATTATGTGTAAATAGCTAACTTATTTATTAAATTTAATTAATATTTTTGTTGCATAAAGTACACAAAAGGTGTAATATGTAAGTATAGAAAAGGAGAAAGATATGGTGAAAAAAAATAAAATCACATTAGCAGAAGCTATGGATTCTAGTGGATTAAAAACTGAATTTATAGCAAAAAATGTCGGGGTATCACGTCAAACAATTTATAACTACAAACATGGACACGTTGATATACCATACTCTAGACTTGTAAAGTTGTGCAAAATTTTGGGGGTGGCTGTAACAAGCATTGACTATAATTACGCAAGCAAAGTAGATGAGTAGTTATAAAAACGCTGAAGATTATGGGTATAAGCACAGGAGCAGAGCTAAACAACTAATCTGTTTTGATTCTTTAGCACATATGACAAAGCGTGGTTTGCTTAGCCCCATTGACATTGACGGATTTTATGAAGAAGATGGATTGTACATTTTTTACGAAGCAAAGTACAAGGATGCGCCAATGCCAAAAGGTCAAAGGTTAGCACTTGAACATGTGTGTGATTGTGTTACTCATGATGATTCAGTCGGAATCGTTATCTTATGTCAACATGACTATGATGTAAATGAAGACGTAGACTTGGGAAACAGCATTGTTAGAAAGTATTACTATAAAAAAGAATGGTATGTTCCTAAAGATAAAATGACAACTAAAGAAATGACAACTTGGTTGTTAAATACAAAAAATTACAAAAAGTGTTGACAAAATGTATGCAACGCATATAATAGTAAGTGTAAAAAGAAAGCCAGTGAAAAGGCTTGGAGGAAAAAATATGAAATACAGTCACAGTGAATTAAGTCATATAGCTTGGACAATTACGGACAAAGGCTTAAGGGAGTATGTACTACCAATCACTTGTTATATGCATGATGATTGTGTTGATAAGTATGGATTTGACAGTATTGAAGTAGAAGTACACGTAAGTGCCGAAGATGAAGATGATTTAGAATACGCATTTGAAAGTTCTTATAGAGGACGTGGATTTGCAAACTTTCTTAGTGATGCAAGGTACACAATCAACGGAGAAAAAGTAAAGAATTGGAAAGCGATTCAATATGACGTTGCCGATTACAAGTTGCATATTGAGGATGCATACACATGCTAGATTATGATATCTTCTCGGTTTGCGAAAGAAGCTTTGAAAAAAATGAAAAAATAGAACAAGAAAAAATTAAAGTGCAGATTGAAAAAAGAAGAAAAGAAGAAAGAAACAATTGGATTATGTTGATGGTAATTAGTTTCTTTCTAGGAACACTATTTATGCTTGGGTATCAATTAGTTCAAATTACACAAAGATAGGAGATAAAATCATGGAAAACGAAACAAAAAAATTTGAAGAAAAAATTGAAAAAATGAGTATTTACGAAAAACTTTCACACATTCAATGTGAATTGAAAGCTCCAAAAAACTTGTACAACAAGTTTGGAAAATACTATTACAGAAATGCCGAAACGATTTTGGAAGCGGCAAAGCCTATCTGTAAAAAGTATCATACAAGTTTGATTGTAAATGATGAAATCGTATTTGTAGAAGGAAGATTTTATGTAAAAGCTATTGCAAAGATTTGTGATTGGAAAGGCTACAGTATTTCTGCTTCTGCTTATGCTAGAGAAGAAGAAAAGAAAACAGGTATGGATGGTTCTCAATTGACCGGTTCATGTAGTTCATACGCACGTAAATATGCGTTGAATGGGTTGTTTAACATTGACGATACAAAAGACGCTGATACGGATGAACAGTATGAAGAAAACAATGCTAGAAATAATAGCCAAACAAAAGTCACTAAGCGACAAAAAAAGGTTGCACAGCCGCAAGATGATACAAAAGCTATTGAGGAATTGTTTACGATTATTGCAAAACAACAATCTGAATTGCTTGGCATTGGAGTTGATTTTAGAGGAGACAAAAATGTCATTGATTTTGTAAAAGAAAAAGCTAAAGTTGAAACTTTAAATTTGGGTGAAACAAATTATTGGAACTATGACAACTTAACACGTTTGAAAAATGTGTATGGTGCAATTTTATTAAAGAAAGGTAAAGGAATGTAAAAATGGCAAACTTAGTAAAAAAAGAAAATAACCAATTATTGATTCAGCAAGAAGTGGTCGAAAAACTGAAAGAATTCAAACGTCAAAAGAAAGAAATCAAAAAATATGAAGACGATTTAAAAACAGCACTTATCAAAGCCATGAAAGAAAGTGGTGTTAAATCGTTTGAAAATGATGATATCAAAATTTCGTATATCGAGCCAACCGTTCGATATTCGGATGATGTAGATATCTCTAAACTTAAATCAGATGGATTATACAGCTGTTATTGCACTGAAAAAGAAATTCCGGTCAAAGAAAGTGTAAGGATTACAGTGCGATAATGCCAAAGCTATATAAACGAGGAAATACATATGTTTTAAACGGACTACAAATTAAAATGAGTGATTCGCTTCTGTTGGACAGTGGAGAATCGCTTGAAGTAGACGTTAACATTGTTGACAAAAGGCACATAACACAAAATCAACGGAAGTTTATTTTCCTATTATGCAAAGATTTGTCTGACTATACAGGAGAAAATAAGGAACTTATTCGAGCTACTGTACAAAAATCGTATGAAGACACAAAGAAAATATGTCACACATCTTTGATGGATTATAGTGAAACAGAAGCTTCTGAATTGATTGATTGTATTATCGAGTTCGGAATAAGAATTGGTTGTCCAAATGTTGCTCGATGTTTGGAAAACGGGTACACATTCAGCGAAAAACAAACGTATTCTATGATATTGTCTAGGACCTGTTGTATTTGTGGAAGAGCAGGGGCAGACATCCACCACTATGACCAAATTGGTACTAAAGGTAACCGAGAAAAAATCAGTCATATCGGGCTTAAAGTTATTCCATTATGTAGATATCATCATACTTTATTTCACAACATTGGTAAGTTGGAGTGGGATAAAAAATTTCACACGACACCATGCAAGGTCGATGAAAAAATCGAGTGGTTTATAAAAAAAGGAGTTTTAAAAGAATTTGACGAAGATATTGAAGATAACAATTAATGGAAATCCTGTAACCAAAAAAAACAGTCAAGAAATACGTTTTAGGAATTGGCGTAAG